GACACAGGGCAAAGCGGCTACAGCGGCACCTTTGGCTCCATATTGAAAAACGCATTAAGGAAAAAGTTGGAGAGACAGCGACACTTGCTTTGTCTGTCTTGGAAAGCCTAATGCGAGAAGCTGATTCTGAAAATGTTAAGTTGAATGCCGCCAGAGACATCCTGTCACGGGCTGGGTACGATGCTGTGCATAAACAGGAGACGGTTGTTAGGGAGATTTCTGAGCTTACAGACGAGGAGCTAGACGAGCAGATTCAGCGTCTTTCAGAAAACGTGGTGCCTTTGCGTGGCAACTAAAGAAGAAATTTTAAAGCTACTGCAAGAAAAACAACGTCGGGTGGAAACCAGACGTATTGAGCAGTATAGTCCCTACGACTACCAGACTAGGTTTCATTCTGAAGGCAACAGTTGCGCTCAAAGAATTTTAATGGCCGCAAACAGAGTGGGGAAAACCTATTGCGGAGCAGCTGAAACAGCCTACCACCTAACAGGTAACTATCCTAAATGGTGGAAGGGTTATAAGTTTAACAAGCCCATCAAGGCGTGGGCAGCTGGTGAGTCGAATGACACTACACGGGACATTATCCAAAAAGAGCTATTTGGCAATCCACAAGACCCTTCAAAAAAGGGCACAGGCGCGATACCACTGGACAACATTGTAGAAACAATTCGTAAACCAGGAGTGCCAAATGCTTTTTCTAGCGTACTGGTCAAACACCGTAGCGGAGGAAACTCTCAGATCAGTTTTAAAGCATACGAACAAGGTTTTGAAAAATTTATGGGCGAGGCAATAGATGTTGTCTGGCTTGACGAAGAGCCTAAACAGGAGATATTTTCCCAGTGCATAACCCGGACTGCCGATACAGATGGTATAGTTTACATGACCTTTACCCCAGAACGTGGGATGACATCAGTAGTAAGCAGTTTTATGAACGATCTAAAACCTGGGCAGAGCTTAATAACGGCAACTTGGGACGACGTAGAACATCTGGACGAAAAAACAAAGGAACAACTTTTAGCGGTCTATAGTCCTGCTGAGAGGGATATGCGTTCCAAGGGAATACCAGTATTTGGCTCAGGATTGGTATTTCCAGTGTCTGAGGATGACGTTGTATGTGAAGATTTCGAGATACCGGATCATTATCCAAGATTGGCCGCTATTGATTTTGGCTTTGACCACCCCACTGCAATTTCTTGGGCAGCGTATGATCCAGATGATGATATCATTTACATCTATGACGAACACCGGAGAAGCAAAGAAACACCACTGACTCACGCAGCTGTATTAAACTCAAGAACACCGGGAATACCAGTAGCGTTTCCCCACGATGGGTTACAGCATGATAAAGGGTCAGGCATACAGTTAGCACAACAGTACAGGGACTTGGGTGTGTATATGCTGCCTGACCATTTCAGCAATCCACCTACGGAGGGTAAACTAAATGGTAATAACTCTATTGAAGCGGGCCTTAGCATCATGCTGCAACGCTTTGAAACTGGTCGCTTGCAAATTTTTATGTCTTGTGTTGAAACCCTTGAAGAAATGCGTCTCTACCATCGAAAAAATGGACGAGTGGTGCCGATCAAAGACGATCTTATAAGTGCTATGAGGTATGCTTCTCTTTCCATAGAGCGATTTGGCGAACGAATGAAGAACAAAACGCATTACAGAAAATACGGATTTGAGCAAGAAATTAGATACTCTAGTGCAGGAATTGTATAATGCCTTTTAGTAAGTATAGTGCAAAGCAAAAGAAACTAGCACGGGTAGCCCCACCAAGAAATAAAATTACCGCCGCTGACTTAAAAAAATTAGGAAGTAAAAATGGCAAGAGGAAAACCAAAACCTAACGATCCAGCCAAGTGGTCACGGGCAAAGGCAAAAGCTAAGGCTAAGTTTAAGGTATATCCCAGTGCTTATGCCAACGCTTGGGCCTCAAAAGAATACAAACGTATGGGCGGTACTTGGTCGGGTAAAGATAATAGGGTAAAAAAACGTGGCTAAGGGTGGTCTGGGCAAGTGGTTTGCTGAGGATTGGCGAGATGTCAAAACTGGCAAAAAGTGCGGGCGTTCCAAAAATGGAAATCGCCCCTACCCAGCCTGTAGACCCAAACGAGTAGCCTCTAGGATTTCTAAGGCAGAAGCCCGTAAAAAAACTGGACCGGGGCGCGTCAAGTGGTCTGTCACAGCCTCTGGTAGAAAGAGAACATAGTATGGCTTATAACCTAGACGATGATGAAATTCTAGCAATGGTCGAAGGGGAGATTAACGGCTCCTCTGACTATATGGATTCTGAAATTAGTTCCCAACGTGAAAAGGCAATGGAGTACTTTTACGGGGAGCCTTTCGGAAATGAAGAAGATGGTCGCTCTCAGGTTGTTGTAACAGACGTTCAAGATACCCTAATGTGGATGATGCCGTCACTGATGCGTATTTTCACAGCTGGTGATAAGGTTGTTAAGTTTGTTCCAGAGGGTCCAGAAGACGAAGACATTGCAGATCAAGCGACCAAGTATGTAAATCACGTTTTCTATAAGCAAAACGATGGTTTTATGGTTTTGTACAATATGTTCCTAGACGCTTTAATGCAAAAAGTAGGCGTGGTAAAGCATTACTGGGAAGATATTGAAAAAACAACAACTGAAACATACGAAAATTTAACTCAAAACGAGTATAATCTTCTCATACAAGACGAAAAACTGGAAGAACTGGAGCATACTGAGACGGTTGTTATAAAACAAGCTATTGACCCCATGACGGGTGAGCCTGTAGAGGTTGAAGAAATTTCGCACGATGTTACCTTTGCAAGGTCGGTAATGACTGGCAAAGTTACCGTTGAGAACGTACCACCAGAAGAGTTTTTGATAAACAGAGGCGCTAAGACGTTGGAGGATGCTAGGTTTATCTGCCATCGCTCGCACAAATCTAAAAGCGACTTGTTAAAAATGGGGTACGACCAAGAAATTGTAGATTCCCTGCCGGGTTACGTCGGTGGCGCAGATGACATTACAACGTCTCAGGAGTACATGGCGCGTCATGCCTACGATGCAACGGATGTTTATCCTAATCAGGCAGCTGCCGACTCGGAAATGATTGTGCAAATATACGAGTCGTACATGAAGATAGACATGGACGGCTCTGGTATTAGCGTCTTGCATAAAATTTGTCACGCTGGAAACGAATTGCTAGACGTTGAGCCAATTGACTACATCCCGTTTTCTACAATTTGCCCAATTCCAATCCCGCACAAGTTTTTTGGTCTAAGCGTTGCAGAAACAGTACAAGACATTCAGCTTATTCGCTCTACCCTAACTCGTAATTTGCTAGATAATATGTACCTTGCCAACAACGGTAGATTCCAAGTTGTTGAGGGTCAGGTAAACATTGACGATCTTTTAACAAACCGTCCGGGCGGCATTGTTCGTACTCGCAGTCCTAATGCTTTAACGCCAATACAAACTCCAGCGTTGCAAGACTACAGTTTTAAGATGTTGCAATACTGGGAAGACATTAAAAGTGGACGCACAGGTGTCAACCCTAAGACACAGGGATTATCAGCTGACGTTTTAAAAACGCATGTTACAACGGGGGCAGTCACAGCTGCTTTGACCAATGCACAAGGGCGTTTGGAATTAGTTGCTAGAATATTTGCTGATACTGGTGTTAGAAACCTATTTAAACAAATTTATAACCTTATTCAACGCTACGAAAACCGTAAAAAAATTGTACGCTTGAACAATCAATATTTTGAAATTGATCCTGGAAGTTGGAGAGAAGACCTAGACGTAGACATTGAGGTTGGTATTGGCTACGGAGACCAAGATGTAAGGTTGCAGAATATGAGCAATTTTGCTGGTCTTGTTGAAAAGGTAGCTACTCAAACAAAAGGTATTGTTGGACCCCAGAATATATACAATCTCGTTGTGGAAATAGCAGGCGAGATGGGCATTAAAAATGTAGACAAGTTTGTTAGCCAGCCTTCTACAGAGCCTATGCCGCTCAATCCACAAGAACAATTAGCGCAGGCTCAAGCACAGTCTATGATTACAGAAGCTCAAGCATCTCAATTGGAAGCTCAAGTAAAGGCTAAAGAATTAGAATTAAAATCTGCTAAGATGGAACTCGAAAGAATTGAACTAGAACACGACATGGCGTTGAAAAGAGAAGAACTAAAGCTCAAAGGTATAGAGCTAGGTTTTGAAATGAACTCGGATAAAAACATTAAAGCTTAGGGAAAGTCAAATGGCTCGACAGAATAACTTTTACAGAGTAAATTCAAGTGAAAACTTGTCTGCTACAACTACATCTGGAGCAACGCGCTCTGGAGGATGCCCTGCCCAGGTTACCAAGGTAAGGCTTGCTACAACGGCAGATGTATTCGTCAAAATTGGTCCCGGTGCGGACCCCACGGCTACGGTTGCAGGTGGTGTGTTACTTAACTCAGGCGACTCCAGCATTTTTACCGTTGTTGAAAATGACGAAATAGCTGCCATTACTGCCAGCGGAACTGCCACGGTTAATATTACTTGGCTTGAAGGCTAATAGGAGTTTACAATGGCTACGAACAAAAAAATCTCAGAGCTTACGGAGCTAGTTGAAGCTGATTTGGCAGATGATGATGTTCTAGCAATTGTAGATGTCAGTGCTGGAGAGACGTTTAAAGTTAGAAAGTCAACTTTGGCATCAGCTTTGGCAGGTGTGGCTACTCTTGCGGCAACTACCCCAGTGGCTGTTAACCAGTCTACAGGGTCTGTAACAGTAAGTTTGAACACGGTTCCGATTACATCTGGAGGAACGGGTGCTACAAGTGCTTCGGCAGCTTTGGCAGCATTGGGAGGTTTTGAAGACCCCTTAACCACTAGGGGAGATATTATAATTCGAGGAGCTTCTGCAACTCAAAGACTTGCAATTGGTTCAGCTAATCGGGTTCTTATTTCTGATGGAACTGATCCATCATATGGACAGGTTCCTTTGGCAAGTGCAGTTAGTGGAACTCTTCCTGTAGCCAATGGCGGCACTAATGCTACATCAGCTGGAGATGCCAGGACCAGTCTAGGCGCTGCTGCATCAGGAGCAAATTCCGACATTACATCCCTGACAGGATTAACAACTGATCTTGCTCTTACGCATGGTGGCACAGGCGCTAGTGATGCGTCAACAGCCAGGACTAATCTAGGAGTTGCAATTGGGTCAGACGTAGCTGCTTTCAATGCAGATACGCTTTTTGCAGACGTAACCGACAACCTTACCGCTGGATTTAGCAGTGACATTGAAGCAATTGGAAACAGTGGGACAGGCACGCAAACACTTGAAATTGCCACTGCTAAAGAAAATCTCAAAACGCTTACCATAAACGGAAGTTTTACCCTTGCTCCTCAAACTGCAAACTCGGTCATTGCAATGATAACGACCAATGACGGGACAGGTGGATACACAATTACAACAAGCGGGTATGACAAAGTATCTGGAACCTACAACAACGCTGCAAGTGCTAAACACCTAATGCGTTCAACTGTCATTGACGGCACACAAGTTTTAGAGATTCTGGAGATCGCCTAATGGCGCTAATCAATCCACTTTTAGGAAGCAACCTTGTAACAGGTGCGGGAGCATTTGACTCAACTCTGATTGGTAATTCAGTTTTCTTAAACGGATCTGATGAAGACATTAACCGTACAGGATTTACTTTATCATCAGACGGTCAAAAAGAATTTATCATCTCAATGTGGGTAAACCTTTGTGAGTTAGGAAGAGCGCAACAATTATTTATTCTTGGCACTTCAGCGGGTATTGCATCTTTTAACGACGATACGCAATGCACTCTTAATGCTGACAACACAATTGGGTTTTCTGTAGGCTCTGGTGGCAGCAGTGGTGGAGGAATTACAACAGCTAGATTATTTAGAGACATAGGTTGGTATCACCTACTGTTTACATTTAATTCAAATACCTCAGTTTTTCCTACTACATCTCGTATACAATTGTATGTTAATGGTGAATTACAAACAGGTTCTCTCACAGCAGTTCCAGATAACCAAGATGTAAGAGGGTCTTTAACTGGAAATGTTGATTTAAGGTTTGGCAGAAATACACATCCATCTTTAGGTTATTTTTACAAGGGGTACTATGCACAGGTTTGCTATTTAGAAGGCAAATCTATTCAAGCTGGTGATTTTGCAGTCAGTGATTTCCTAGATACGTTTACAATGGGAACCAACGGTTCTCAGTTTATTCCAAAGAAAGACAGTGAAATTGCTGCACTAGCTACGTCTGCTGGTGGAAACAGTGCTTGTTTAGATTTTGCTGCTTCTGATCTTGGTAATGATATAAGTGACAATAATAAAGACTTCACCGCTACTAATATGAGTGCAGCGGCTAATCAGTCAACGCATACCCCAAGTAAAGTCTATACAACTTGGAATGCACTTAGAAACTTTGCTAGTAGTACAGTTACGTTATCTGAAGGTAATCTAAAGTTTGGTGGCGGTGATGGTCCAGTTCTTTCTACAAAAGCCATACCTAGCACAGGAAAATGGGTAGTAACAGGTGAGGTTGGTGCTGGTGACTTTACTTTAGGAGTTGCGACAGAATCTGTAGGAAATTCAAAGTTAGGAAGTGATGCAAAAGGTTTTGCTCTTGTTGACACGGGAGTAAATCTTTTATCTCGTACAAACAACTCAGATACCAATTCAACAAGTGCTTTAAGTGCAGGTAACAAAGTTATTGCTGCTTTTGACGCTGATACAGGAAAATTGTGGTTAGGTTCTGATACAGGAAGTGGATATACTTATTTGGGCGGGGGCAATCCCGCTACTGGGGCTACGCCTACCTATACAATTAGCAGTACCGAAACACTTTATTTTGCCGGGGGCGGCGGAAATTTAACTTGTGATTTTGGCCAAAACGATTTTGATGGCACAATACCGTCAGGTTTTGAATCTTTGAACAGTACCACTTTAACAGCACCAGACTATCAAGGAATAGATTATTTTGATGCTACTACCTACGAAGGTAATGGCAGAGTTCAGCGAGTAGGTGACTTTGTTCCGTTCACTGATTCAGAAACTGTGGCAAATTCAGTTATCTTTAACGATGACGACAGTGCTTATCTTAGCCGCACTTACGGCACTCCAACAAATGCTAAAAAATTTACAGTATCATTTTGGTTTAAAGCGGGTGCAGGCACAGGCGACCAATATCTTTTGTCAACAGGACCGGGTGGAGGCGCTCCAGACGGAAATATTTACCTGGATCATAGTACGGGTGGCGGTGAACTTTGGTATGCTGATCCTAATGATGGTTCTGGTTTTGGCTTTAGAACTCAAAGAAAATTTACAGATTCAAGTAGTTGGGTACACTTTTGTATGGGGATAGATACTACAGCAAGTTCTGGCTCTCGTTTAAAAGTAGAAATAGATGGTGTAGATCAAGGACAACCTTCTGCAACGGCAGGTTCTTTACTTCAGAACAATCAAGGTGGTTCTGCCTTACCAACAGAACCATCACCTAATCAAGATATGAATTTAAATAAAGACAGTGCTGTTTATAATATTGGCAGACGGACTCTAACATCTGGTGGTCCCTTAGATGGCTACCTTGCAAACTATTATTTTATAGATGGCGAAAAGAAACAAGCATCAGATTTTGGTCAGTTAGATACAAGCACTAATCGCTGGGTTCCTAAAGCGTATTCTGGAAACTTTAACGACAACGGATGGAAACTAGCTTTTGGCACTGCACCGGGGACAAGTAACGGTGCTGGAACTGACACATCTGGTGAAAACCACCACTGGGCAGAAAATAACTTTAACTCAACTGATCAAAGTGCAGATACACCTACTAAAAACTTTAATGTGTTCGATGGTGGTTTAAACGGTGCTGGAACATTGAGTGAAGGTAACACACAGATTGTTACTGCAACTGACCAGAGAACAACCTATACGACTATGGACATTCCTGCTACTGGCAAGTGGTATTGGGAACTTGATGTAGTAAATTATAATACCGGTGGTTCAGTTTATTTAGGAGTAGTAGAATTTGACGAGTTAGTAACATCAAATAACCCAATCAGTGGTCTTACAAAGCAAGTGATATTTGATAATTTTGCTGGAAATGCTTATGTTTATTCAAACTCATCGAGTGCTGGCTTAGGAACAGCATGGTGTAATACACCGGGTAGTAACAACTTTAATGCTGACGGAGATATATTACAATTTGCTTTAGATCAAGATGCAGGAACACTCTTTATAGGTAATAATAATACTTGGTTTAGAGCAGGTGGTGCAAGAGACTCATTTGCAAATGCAACTACAGTCGGTCAAGCAATTTTTAAGACTGGTGTAAAGCGCAGATTTTTGCTTGGCAGAGGTGGCAGTAGTGCTGAAACGTATGCCATTAACTTTGGACAACACCCTAATACATTCTCTGGTAGTTCTACAACATTTAATGCTGACGCAAATGGTCACTTTGTTTATACACCACCAACTGGATACAAAGCAGTCAACCAAGATAATTTAGATGATACTGCATCTAAACTTACAGCTTGGGCATGGATTAAGAATAGAGATTCTACTGACTCTCATGTGTTAGTAGACAGAGTCAGAGGAGTTGGTGTTGAAGTTCATACAGATGGAACAACTACCACACCAGAAACTACGAATATCAACACTGTGCAACGCTTTCTTCAAAGAGGTGTACAGGTTGGCAGTGATGTACAGGTAAATACTGCTAATGAAAGCTATGTGCTTTGGCAGTGGCTTGTTGGAGACAGTGCTACGACAGGTTCTTCTATTGGAGCAGGTTCAATATCAACAGGTGTTCCAAGTATAGCCAGCACTGCACTAACAGCAGATGCTGGACACTTTTCTGTAGTATCTTGGACAGGAAGTGCGAGTCATGGTGATACTATCGGGCATGGAATGGGAGGAACACCAGAATTTATCATAGCGATTGCCAGAGCAGAAAGTGGAGAAAATAAACCTGTTTATCACAAGTTTATGACAAGTGACAATGACCATTTAAAAATTAACGATAATGAGGTTCAAGGAACTGCTGGCACAACAATATGGGATGAGTCTGCAATGTCTTCTACCTTAATTGGACTTGGCGCAGCGCCTCAAAGTAACAGCACAAATGGTATGATTGCATATTGTTTTAGAAGTGTTCCCGGTGTTTGTAAAGTGGGCAAATATACTGGAAATGGCGTTAATGATGGTCCGTATATAAATTTAGGATTCAAACCAAGATGGGTTATGGTTAGAAGTCTAGCGGCAAATCGAAATTGGAACACCTTAGACACAACAAGAAATCCAACTAATATTGCCAGCCCTTCTATACTCTTGCCAAATTCAACTGCTGTTGATACGCCTGGACAAATAGGAGCATTTGATATTTTAGCTGATGGCTTTAAGCCTAGAGACACTGCTGCAAATTCAAATGCAAGCGGTGAAACATATATTTACTTGGCTATGGCAGATATAGGCGGTAATGGTACGCTGCCACCAATTTACGGAAGGTAAACAAAATGATCGCACTAGAACTCAATGGACAACTTGTTTACCAAGGGTTTTGGAATAACAGGTTACAAGAAATGCTAGGACTTGTTGGCAACAAACAACCAAGGCTACCGTTTGAAACGTCCGTTGGTACTTTAAGAAACATAGAATACAATAAACCAACTTTAGAAAAATATCAAACAGACGGTTCCGAAACTGGTCAGGTATCGGGAGACGCATGGGTTATTAGCGTTTCGGCAAAAGACATTTCTATAGAAGTTGCTAAGGAACAAGCAAAATCTGAAATATCTCAAAAACGGTTTGAGGTAGAAACAGGTGGCATATTTTTAAACAATAAGTTTTATGCAACGGACAGGGACTCGCAGTCTGCCATCAGTCGCATGACAGGCACAGTTAGTTGGAAAGCAGCTGCTACAGTTGTAAAAGACGTTGTGCAGGAAGACGAGTCAACAGTAGAAACAACTTTTATTTCTGATTCTGAGTTTGTTGACACAGACATGGATGCTTTAAAGTCTGCTGTTGCTACCCACGTTGCAAATGCTTACGCCAAAGAAAAAGAACTTTTAACAGCAATCAATGCTGCTAATGACATTGCCGCCCTGCGCCAGGTTAATTTAACATCTGGATGGGCCGATATACCTTTGAAAGATTAAAATGCGTATACTCATTACAACTCTAATATTTCTTGTTGCAATTTTGCACCCAGCTATTGCAGAGGATACTTGGGGCAAAGACGATAAAGTCAGTGTATTTTATATGTGCCGTGAAGAAAAAGACATACTGGATGTGGCTCTCGCAGATTCTAAAAACGTATCAAAATACATTACTGTCCTTAATACTAAACACCTTGATGGTGCGTGCAGTCGAATTTTTCCACCTGTTGTTTTACGTGTTAAGTCTGTAGTATCTCAGTACCGAGACCACAAGGAAAAAAATACAACTATTTTAAAATTGTACGACCCTGTTACAAACTTAAAAGCTGGTTACATAATAGCAGCGGGCGTACCGCTCAGTGATCGTGAGGCATCACATTAACTTGACAATTGTTAAAAATAATGGTAAAATAAACTAAGGACTAGGCAAATGACAGTAGAATCTGCCAGCTATATTAGCCAGCTAAGTGCATCCAATCCTGCTGCTGGTGATAACATATCCGAAGGTGACGATCATATTCGCCTTGTAAAGACTGTCCTTCAGACGCAGTTTCCAAATTTAGGAACCACCGCTGTTAATCCAACAGCAGCGCAGTTAAATAAATTGGGGTTTGAAACGGGTACGGTTATGATGTTCGCATCTAACTCAATACCTACCACTCAAACAATTAGTGGCATAAACGATTTCTTACTGTGCGATGGTTCATCTTATTCTACTTCTACCTATTCTGTTTTGTTTGGCGTGATAGGAACCACCTTTGGCGGTTCGGGAAGTAACTTTAATGTTCCAGATTTTAGAACATTTTTTCCCGCAGGTGTAGGAAGTGGATTTGTTCTAGGTACATCTCAAACAGCTACCGCATCCTCTGGAACGGCTGTTCTCAAAGTACAACCTATTAACTTTATTATAAAGACCTGACATGGCAATAAATTACAGAGGCGAGAAGTTTTCCGGGTATAACAAACCAAAGCGGACGCCGGGTAAAAATAAAAAATTTGCTGTACTGGCAAAGCAAGGCAATAAGGTTCGCCTAATACGTTACGGTGATCCTAATATGTCTATTAAGAAGGACCAACCAAAACGACGCAAAAGTTTTCGGGCTAGGCACCGTTGCGACTCTAGCCCCCCTAGTAAACTAACGGCCAGATACTGGTCATGTAAAAAATGGTAGGAGAATGCTATGCCTGGACATTACGGAAAGAAAAACGGAAACGGCATGATGAAGCCTAAGAAAAAAATGATGAAAAAGAAGATGAAGAAAAAATAAATTAATGCCTAACCCATCAACTTTATCAAGAGAACAAGCTAGTCAAGCTAGTATGATTCTTGAAAACCCAGTGTTTAAAGAGACACTGCAAAATATAAGTAACAGGCTAATATCTGAATGGACAATAGCTGATACTGTAGAAGAAAGAGAACTTTGTTGGATGAAGCTAAACGCTTTGAGTTCCGTTAAGGAAGACCTGCAAGCTCTTATCCATAATGATAAAATAGAAAACGGAGAAAACTAATGAGTGAGGCACAGACCAATCCCAAAGGGGAAGTCGAACAGCCACAGCTTACAATGTTCGATGTCATGTTTGGAAGTGAGGAAAACACTAATCCGGAACAAACAATCGAAGAACCTGCCATTGATAACTCAGAAGAGTATGAAGCTGAAGCCTTTGACGAGGCCGAAGAAGAAGTTTCCGAAGAGTTTGAAGAGGTAGACGAGTACGAGGTAGCTGACGAGGAAACTCCTACAGAGACCGCACAAGCTTACACTGTTAAAGTAGACGGTGAAGAGTTTGAGGTTACACTGGACGAGCTACGAGATGGTTACCAGCGGCAAGCGGATTATACCCGTAAATCGCAATCTTTAGCAGAGCAGCGAAAAGCTTACGAGGCTAATCTACAAGCAGTCCAAAACGAGCGTCAACAGTATTCTCAAGTTTTGGAGCAGATGGCTCAAAACCAAAATTATGAGTTACAACGGTTTGAGAATATTGACTGGAAGGAACTAAAAGACGAAGACCCAATGGAATACATGGAGAAGCGTCTTGAGTATCAAGAAGCTAAGGACAGAGTAACTCAGCTGAATAACGAACGCGCCAGAGTGCAGCAGAAGTCTCAGCAAGAGTTTAATGAAATAGTAACTCAGAAGGTACAGCAAGAGGCAGAACTTCTAGCTAAAGCTTTACCAGAATATTCTGAGCCGGGATCGACTTTAAAAACTGATCTTAGGAACTATGCGCTTAGTCTTGGTTTTCCAGCCAATGAAATAGATAGCATCACTGACCACAGAGTTGTATTGGTATTGCACAAAGCTATGTTGCAGGACAATGCAGCTAAAGGTGTCAAAAAAGTTAAAGTTGCTCCCAAAGTCGTTAAATCAGGAACGCCTCAGACTAAATCACAAAGAGTCAAAAAGGTTGCCCAAGTTAAACGAGAGAGATTGTCGAAAACAGGTCATGCTAGAGATGCCGCAGATGTTTTTCTGGATTTAATCTCATAACCTTTAGGAGTAAGTACACATGGCACAGCCAACTGGTGTATACGTTACGTTCTCCTCAGCCGGTCTTCGGGAAGACCTGGAGAATGTAATTTACGACATTTCCCCGACTGATACGCCTTTCATGTCGATGGGCGGTCGCTCAGACGCGATTGCAGTCAATCACGAATGGCAGACTGACTCTCTAGCGGCAGCTGCTGACAACTTTAACGAAGAAGGTGCTACGCTTACGGCAGCAGAGCCAGCGGCTACCACCCGTGTCGGTAACATTTGTCAGATCAGTCTGAAAACGACTTTGGTATCCGGTACGCTTGATGCGGTCTCGAAAGCAGGCCGTAAGGAAGAGCTTGCCTACCAAATGTCCAAGCGTTCCAAAGAACTCAAGCGCGACATGGAACGTGCAATGGTTGGTGTCAACCAAGCTAAAGCTGCGATGGCAGCTGACGGCACAGTTCGTAAGCTTGGCTCGTTGACCACTTGGGTCAATACGAACATCTCCAAAGCATCGAACGGTTCTAACGGGTCAGGCGCAGGTGCCGCAACTCGTTCGGACGGTTCTGCCCGTGCGTTTACGGAAACATTGCTAAAGGCGGCAATTGTTTCGGCCTATGATGAAGGCGCTGACATCAAATACCTGATGATGGCTCCCTCGGCAAAGCAGACGTTCTCTAGCTTTGTTGGCGTAGGTGGTGCTAGTGGCGTTTCCAACTTTACCGATACAGCTGATCAGCGCATCATCGGTGGCATGGATGTTTATGTTAGTGACTTTGGCGAAATGGCCGTTGTTCCTAACCGCTTCCAGCGCGCCCGTGATGTCTGGTTGCTTGACCCTGAGTATTACGGAGTAGCTTATCTGCGTCCGTTCTTCCAGCGTGAAGTTGCCAGTACGTCTGATGGCGAACAGCGTGCAATTATTGCTGAGTACACTCTCGTAGTTAAAAACGAGAAGGCTCTCGGCGCTGTGTACGACATCGGCTAGTCTAAACAGGGGGAGGGCTAATTGCTCTCCCCCACCTTAGAGAGTGAACATGACTGATCCTGTTAAAACAAAATTTAAATACGATCACGGCGAAGATAAAGTCGTATTGCAAAATGTGCAAGACGTTGAGCCTCTTTTAGAACTTAACAAAAAAGAACTAACGGGAGACTCGATGTACGGCACTGGTGACAACGCAGTTGGTATGCGTAAAGTAGCCAGCATTCCGCTTGTTGTAATTGAAAAGTGGAAGCGAGAACTAGGTGTCGATATTATGAACAAAAACGACTGGCCTAAAATTAAACAGCTTCTGAACGATCCAGAAAATAGATTTTTTAGGACTAGAGAAGGCAGACTATAATGGCTCTTTCTACGTTTTCAGAACTCAAAACATCTGTAGCAAACTACCTTAACAGGGACGATCTTACAAGCGTCATCCCTGATTTTATAACGCTTACAGAAAACCGTATCAATAGAGAACTGAGAGCAAGGGCTAATGTAAGTAGGGTGACTACTACCACTACTTCTGGAACAGACATCTATGATTTTCCAGCTGACCTTATTGAGCTTAGAAGTGTTAGCTATGTTTCTGGAAATAATAAAACTGCTCTATCCTACATGACTCCAGAATCTGGAACTAGGGAATACGGCACTACCGCAAACGGTGCGCCACGATCTTACTCTAGTTTAGGCAAAACAATAAAAATTATTCCTACACCTGATGCAGCGTACACTGTAGAGCTAATTTACTATAACACATTGTCCAGTTTGTCAGACAGTGTTACTACCAACAATATTTTAACAGAGTTTCCAGCGTTGTATCTTTACGGCGCGTGTTTAGAAGGTGCTATATTTTTAAACGACTCTGACGAAATTACCAGATTTGACGCTATCTTTAACAGAACCCTGGAAGACATTAAGCAGTCAGAAGAAAAAGCTAGGTACGGTGGTAATGTTATGACCATGACAGTCCAAGGCGATCCTGGTTCTTTAGTTCGTAGAGGTGCGTAAAAATGGGTGCGGTGTCTTCTGTATTTAATAATAGATTTCCCGAAATTGAAATCGACGGCGGTGTGGGACGTAAGGTTAGTAAAACCGGAGGAACTAACTGGGTTCTTGATAATTTTAATATTATACAAGAAGAAGGTGGGAACTTGCTAACTGAAAATAACAAATTTATTGCTAGAGCAGAATTTAAAAATGTAGTGTGGACAACTGACGAAACTACTGGCGATGGCTAAACAAATATTTGACATATCATCCAAGCAGGGGGCTTTTTCCTTAAACAAGGACTTGTCTCCGTATGACATGCCACCATCGTTTTTTAGCGATGCTCAAAACGCTAGATTTGTAGACGGCAAAGCTGGTAAAATTTTAGGTCATTCTCAGGTGTTAGGAACCCCAACAGTAGCTCCGCTGTGGGCTATTGACTTCTTACAAGGTAGTAATAGCCTCTGGATATATGGTGGTGCTACCTCCCTACACAAAATTACAGGCACTACACACGCAGCTGTAACGCGCAGTAGTGGAGCGTACACCACTTTGACAGGTACTTCAAACAATTGGTGCGGTGGTGTTTTGGGCGGCGTATTGGTTTTGACCAATGGTTTAGACGTACCCCAAAGCTTAACCCAAACTGGTAGTTTGTTTACAGATTTGCCAGATTGGCCAGCTACTCTAAAGTGCAAAGCTATTGTTCCGTTTAAGAATCATCTAATTGCTCTCAATCTTACTGACTCTGGTACGGCAAAACCTTTTACAATTAGGTGGAGTGATGCTATACCAGCAGGTGCAGCAACTAACGGGACAAACACTTGGAACACTGGAAGTGCAGCTTCGCAATCTGCTGAAACTTCTATATCGTCAGCAGAAGGTCATATCCTAAACGCCTTACAACTGGGCAACGAGTTAATAATTTACCTAGAGGACAGCATATACGCTCTCAATTTTGTAGGCGGTGCGTTTACCTTTCAAATTAGACAAAAGTTTAAAGATACAGGATTGTTTGCAAAAGAGGCTGTAGTCGATCTTGGTAACGGCAGTCATGTTTTAATGACCACTGACGATGTTGTTTTACATAATGGTAACAGCATCAAAAGCGTGATTGAGGACAGAGTTAAGGATTTCTTGTTTGGCGAGATTGATTCTGGTGCCGCTGATAAAACATTTTTAGTACACAACAAACACAAATCAGAAGTTTGGATTTGTTACCCCGCAACTAATGCTACAAATAATTTTCCTGATTCTGCTGTCATATGGAACTATCAAGATAACACATGGTCTACTAGAGATTTACCAAACGTCAACTACATTGCCAAAGGCATTGTAAACCCTGACTTAGCTAATACTTGGACAGCATCCACAGCAACTTGGGAAAAGTCTACTCTTAATTGGGCGCAAGCGCCGTACAACCCTGTTATCAACTCGCTACTAATGTGCGGCACAAATGACACTAAATTTTACCTAGCCGATTCCTCAACTACGTTTGACGGGACTAGTTTTCTAACAAAATTAGAACGCATTGGCTTGCACTCTGGTCGCACAGATGCTGTTAAATCTGTTACTAGGGTGTTTCCTAGAATAGAAGGAACGGGTAGTGTTAATATAAGTGTCGGCGCTGAGTTACAGCCGTTTCAAGGTGTGTCCTATAGTGATCCAGTAGCTTTTGAGATAGGTACAGACTTTAAAGTAGACTGTAGGGTTAAGGGTAGGTACATTGCTATCAAAATAGAAAGCAGTGCTGATACACAATTTGACCTATCGGGAATGGCTATAGAGGCAGAAATGGTGTCGGAGAGATGACGGAGTTTTTAAGATTTGACCCTTCGACTTGTCCCCAAGATTTAGAAAGCATTCCTAAATTTGTAGACGAAATGCTTTTGCAGGTTAAAATTGTAACAGATTTGTTAAGAGACGGCCACCTAGACGTAGTTTATGAAGAACCCGACAAACCACAACAAGGCGATATTAGATATGCTGATGGCAGTACCTGGAACCCCGGATCAGGAGAGGGAATTTATTTTAGAAATTCCGCTGGAGCATGGGTTAAACTATAAATTTGCAAATTACAAACACAGTTCTTTGTGGTTAAAGTTGTCTAAATGTTATGACTACTTTGAAAAAACAATACAACGGGGCCTATGCTCTGATATTTATAATGCTAATGATTTGGTTAAACGAGTCTCTAAAGGAGAAAGCGACTTGTGGATTGCCTACGACAAGGAAGATAACATTAAAGGATGCTTTGTAATAGGGTTTGCCTACTATCCTCAAAAAACAGGAATACTTGCAGAAGCTATGAGTACAGATAGTCCTGATTTTGATTTTAAAAATATTGTTCCTAAAATTGAAGAATATTACAAAGATTTAGGATACGAGTTTTGGGAAATGACAGGTCGAAAAGGTTGGGAAAAGGTAATGGCACCTTTAGGATATGAATTTAAAAGTATAACCTTGAGAAAGATACTGTAAGATGACCAGTTTTTTTAGTAGTCCTCCTCCGGTAGTTATACAACAGCCGCAACAGGTTGCAGCAAGCGGTAGCGGAGAAGTTAAACCATATGCTCCTGTAGAGCCTTTTATTGAAGAATTGCTTCCAAGAATTGAGGAAGAGTTTTCAGCTGATCCTGTATTGTTTCAACAATCTTTAGTACCACAGGACACTGCTGAAACTTTAGCAGCTAGACAGGGTTTTGCCAATCTTGGACAAACGGCAGCAGGTTTTGCTCCGGATTTTCAACAGTTGTACCAAGCTGATTTAGCCAGAGGTATGGCAGACCCTAGTCAAGACCCATTGTTTTTGGCTGAAACAGGTGCTATTGCAGACCAAGCCCGTAGGCTTACAGAACGTGATAAGCTCCTTGCCCAAGAGCAAGCCATACAGGCAGGACAGTTTGGCCTAGGTAGTACAGCCCTTGCAGAATTACAACAAAACCAACAGAGACTGAGAGAGGAAACTGTACAGAGGCAGTTGGCAGAGTCACTTGGTCGAGCAGAGCAGAGGCGCATAGGTGCTGCTGACAGAGCGCCCGAATTTGCTCAACAGCAGCTACAGGCACAGTTGGCACAGCCATCGTTGCAGGAAGCAGTGGGCAGGGATATTGAAAGCAGACAAGCTGCAAGATTAGCTGACCAAGCACGGTTGACACAACAGCCTCAAGAGGCACAGAGAGAACAGTTGATTAACTTGTCCAACCTTTTAGGTGGCTTGGCTGGCCTTGGTACTTCTACAACCTTCCAGAACCAAAGCTCTGGCTTTACCTCACAAGCGTTCTCAGGTGGCGCAAGTCCGTTCCAGCAAACAATAGGCGCAGTTGGCGCAATAGCTCCGTTTCTTCCGGGCTACGGTAGTTCAGATATCCGACTTAAAACCAACATTAAACAAGTTGGTAAACTTAATAATGGCATTAAGTTGTACACTTGGAACTGGACAGAAGAGGCTAAGGGCATTGTCGGGGATCAAGTTGAGTATGGCGTCATTGCACAAGAAGTTATGGAGGTTGTACCAGAAGCTGTCATTGAGGACAACGATGGTTACCTCAGAGTTAGCTATGAAACACTGTATGACCATGCTGAGTCATTCGATCACGTTTGCTGTAACGAGGTAGGAGCTTAGACATGGGTAGTATTTCTACAAGTTTTGATCCATCAACAGCTGATATGGTGCTAAGTGAAGATTATGACCTAGTAGGTGATGATGTTAGTGCTATTCTGGAAATGAACAGAAAAGCTGAAATAGCGGACGCCGAAAGCGAGAGAGAATTAGACATAGGAATTGAGGGTTTTGGGTCAGGGTCAGAAGAAGACGACGACATGCTCGATTTCAGCAACCCTACCAAAGGTGAGGGTTCTGATCTATTAGAAGCAAACCTTTCGGACAAGCTTAAAAATTTTGTTAGCAAGTTAGACAAAGATAATCTTGAAGGACTAGGCGGTAAAGGCTCTGGGCCACAGTCGTTGGGCAGCAGTGGGAGTTTGAAGGGTGCCGATGACGGTTTAGTAGCTGCCAAGGGTTTTCGAGGAATGGAAAGCCCATATGCGGCCCCTAAATATTACTCTCCGCGAGGATCAGTGGAATTTCAAAAAATGGTTTCCGGACTTTTGAGTGATGTATTTAAAACAAACATACGAAAACCCACAATACGGTCCTTAATTTAGGAGATAATGATGGCTGAAACACAAAGAGAAAAAGTACAAAGAATTGGCCGAGCTTTTCGGGATGCTCCTGATAAGATGCGGGAGGGCGGGTTTGCTCCTTTAGAATATGCAGATGCTGTATATAGGTTGCTTAATGAGCAGCAAAATCCAACTGCTATTGACATACGCCCTAAAAACTTTGAGGCACGCACTGTACCACAAGCACAGCCTTTGATGGGTCCAAATAATGTTGTCGCGTCTTCCATAGACCCCAATACAGGAAGGGAATTTCCAGCTGGGCAGGAACTAGATGCTGACAACATTGCTCTATCACTTTTGCAAGACTTGCCAGCCAACCCAGCAGCAAGGGCAGCTAATCAAGCAAAAGCTGATGCGGCAAAAGGTTTAAAGTACGGTTCGGATTTAGCAAAAGCTCAAAACCAAGAAGGACTAATTAGCCAAGCTTCTGACACAATATCAGGATTGTTAGGCAATGTTGATTTCAAAGGGTTGTTCCGGGTTTTGGCAAGGCCAGAGTTTGTCGCACCAATGGGTCCAGGTCAGTCACCCTTGACTAACTTTATCAACGCTGCTGCTGCTGACCGTACAGCGCAAGCTACTGCTAGGGCCGCACAGCAGAAAGCTGGACTGGAAGACTATAAAGCTAAGACAGATCGAATGAAGGCACTAATGCCTGATTATTCTAAGATGCCTAAGCTTACTGCCGAAGTTAATAAAATGTACGATCAATTGGCAGCATCTCAAAGTATGGCTGAGATTGGAGACAAGATTCGGGTTTCTCTTGATAAAAGTATTGCTGCTACTGGTGGTCCTAGCGTTGCAGCAGAAGGGCTTAGAGCAGTTGCTGCTATGTTCGGAGCAAACATTGAAGTGGAAGTCGATGATATAAATCTCCGTACAGCAGAGTTAAAAAGAATGATATTAGAAGGTAAAGTATTTGGACGAGAAGCAAACAAACAAGAATTAGAAATTCTTAATAAATTAGTACAAGGCCCAGGATTTACTACAAACAAAACTCAAATATTAAATGCTTTAGATGCATTGACAAAGCAGGCTGAAAAAAGAAGTTTTAATATAACTAACAGACTACAAGCTTTTGGTATGCAAACAGACTTTACTAACAAACGTCCGTCTAGTGCTGGATTTGTAAGAAATCAACAATCACAATAGGGCAAATGTAAAATGTCTGAATTAAACGAAACAGTTACCTTGGATGACGGCTCTATTGTTAAAGTTCCCGGCATGGATAACATGACCGATAGTGAAATTACAAGTGCCTTAATAAGGGCCTTGCCTGGTAAAATGGCTGGCCTTGGGTTTTTGCCAAATTTAGAACGCGAGTACAACATCAGAGACGGTGTGCCTGATCTTGAATTAAGATTTAAAGAAGCACTTACCGCTGGAAATCCTAAAGAAATAAAAGCTGTTTTTGATGACTTGGTAGGTCCGGGCAACTGGGGCATTGAGCCTTCTACTAAAAAACCATTTGTGACTCCACAAGGTCTTAGAAATCGAAACATTGAACCTACAGATGAACGTAAAGTACTTTTAGACGGTACAAAAACATCTTTTTACGATCTTACTGTTGATGCTACTAGAGAGATAGCCATAGGTGCCGCTGCACTGGGGGCTGAACTGGCCATACCTGTACCCGGTAGTTTTCTGCTAGGGTTGGGAGCTAGGTCTGCTGCTGCTGGCGCTGGTGGCACTATTGCCTCTCTAGGTCTTGAAGGACTACAAGAACTACAGGGTTACAATAGAGAGTCAGCAGTTGAGGTTTTGAAGGACGCTGGTACAGAAGGGGCGCTTATAGGTGCCGCTACGTTTGCCCTAGGCGCTCCCTTTGGCGCATATGGCGCTATTGCCAACAGGGTAAAGTCAGCTGCTAAAGAAGTTGATCCGGGTGTGGTGCCAGTTAAGAACACAACTGTACAGGAAATGGTAGAGGCGCAGCAAAGGGTTGCTGGACGGGTTGGCAAAGAGGATGCCATGTTGTTGAGTGTTCGTACTTTGATCAACGAAGATGGAGCTATTGTAGGAAACCTGTTGAGCAAGATGGAAGGTGTTGGGGCCAAACAAGCAGGAGATCAGTTTGCTGCCCGTGCCGCCAACATAGTAAACAAATACCGAAACACTTACCTAGCATCTATCAGAGCAGGTGATGATGAGATTGTTACGCTGCAAAAGCTGAAAGCCACTCTTAGCAAAAGCGAACAGGACATGCTCAAGAAAACTGTGCGTGGTATTGAGCAGTTTGATGAAACAGCTTTGGGCAAGGTTGGTACAGCAGGGCAAACTCTGAGGGGTTTTAAAAACTTTGCACAGCAAAAACTTTCAGAGCAATATAAAGCTGGTCAGAAGGCGTTTGACGGTCCTGAGTACTACGGTCAGTTTGCTTCTATGGGCGGCAGGGATGTCACCAATAAAGAACTAGCTACCTTGTTAAATCGTGTATCAGACGACACAGGGATGCTGATAGATGACGTTGTAAATGGTTTCGGTCCTGGAAACCCTCTGCACTCCCGTATTACATCTCGCGTCAAACTTGATAAAAAAACGGGCCGTCTTAAACCAGTAAAGGGAAAGAAAAGTAAAAAGACTGGCGAACGTCCTGACAAGGGACGAGGCACTGCGATTACTGCTGGAGATTTGCTAGAGGCAGATCGTAGAATGCGGCAAAAATCTTACAAGGCATCTTCTCCTAACGAAACGCGAATAAACTTGGAAATGTCTAAGTCCTTGCTTGATCAAATTGAACAACTTAATATTGTACCAGCAGGTTTTAGAAGCAAGCTGCAAAAAGTAAACAGCGAGTACTCTCAGTTTGTCACCCCATACCGTGGCAAAAACGGGTTGTTTGCACAGATTGCTGAAAGGCCACAGGCAGACGCCCAAAAGTACCTTAACAGTTTTGTTTCTGGTAGAGAAGGCGCAGAGTTTTCAAAACTAATGGATGATCTTGACAAAGCTTTTGGTCCTAACGCTGTGGGCGGTAAGCTTGGGTTAGACACAAGGGACGAGATTCTGTCAGCTGTTGGTATTAACTTTATTAGAGAAAACAAACTTGACATTGTAAACGCCGTTAATCCTTCAGTTGCTGCTAAAGCTGCTCTTAAACGGATTAACAGCATAGAGACCACAATTAAAAAGCAAATGGGCGGCGGTGCTAAAGCTAAACAGGCGACCGATCAGATTTTCAGAGGCAACGCGCTTACAGAGTACAAGAAGTTGCTGAACGATGTTGCCAATGGGCGTCCTGCACAGGTTGACAAGGCTCTTGCTGAACTTGGCATGACTATGAGCTTTAAGGAAGCTGGTCAATTTGTCAACTCTGTAAACAATGTTGCCATGAATTTGTCCAAAGCTGACCTAGACGGGTTTGCTGCACAGTTGAGAGCATTGGAAGAAGTGTCTCCTGACAGTGCCAAGTTTGTCCGTGACATGCTGTTTGCAGATAACTATAGCAGGTTGTTTAAGGCTGTAGAAGCACAAGACCCCAAGGCTAGGCTATTGGGTATCAAACAATGGGCAGATGATTGGGCAGCAGCTAAATTGAACAATGCTGAAAACATGCGTTACATATTTGGAGACGAGTTGTTTGAAGGTGTGGATGACTTTGCCCTAAATATGAAAGGCGCTTTGAACATAGACCCCGTTGCTGGAGCATTGTCTGTAGCTGAAAACAACGTAAGTATTTTCAGAAATGTTATAAATGGCAGCATAGGCGCTTTGCGTAAACCCCTCTCCTTTATCTTCTTTACTCGACAGTTTGCTCCTGGATCAAAGGTGCATACAAAAGTGGTACAGGGTTTACAGTCTGGTAAAACACCAGCTGAGATTACTAAAGAACAATCAGGCGCTGCTTTGAAAATGGCGAAGAAAGCTCAAGACTATGCTCAGGGAGTTATGAACGCTAGGGACGGTCTAGTTGCTGCATCTATAGCGCACTACCTAGACGAATCAAACCAAGCGTCTCCCACAGAGGACGAGGTGCCAACTGTTAGGCCTCAAAAGATACAGGTACAACAAGAAGCACCACAGCCACCAATGCAGCAACTACAACAGGACGTAGGCATAGCTGCGATACAACAGATAGCACAGATGCTGGGTGGCACAGGTGAGTCAGCATTGGCCCAAGGTGCGGAAATGGCAAGGGGTAGGTAGCATGATTGAGTCACTACTAGGATTGCTCCAACAAGGTCCTCCGTCTTCAGAAACAACGTTGGATAGACAAACTCGTAATCGTTTAAGATACGAGAGCTTGTTGGGTGACGATAGCCCAAAGGGAGCATCATTACAAAGCCAAGAAGATATAGCAAGAAGTTTAAGACTACTTGGTGATTCTAATATTGCTCCAAGGCCTAAAGAAAAACCATCCGAAGAAAAACCAAATTTACTAACTCGAATAAAATTTGTAGAAAACGAGTTGCTTAAAAACTATTCTCCCGAAGTAGCTGCTGGAATTATGGGTAATATAGATGTTGAAAGCGGTTTTGACCCGAATAAAAAACAAATATTAAACGATGGAACGATAGGCAAGGGAAGGGGGCTATTTCAAATGGAAATAGGAGGCCCGATGTTTACTGCGTACCAACAATACATAAAAAATAACAACATGCCCAATACAGGCGGTTCTCAAATCAATTTTGTAATGCAAGCATTAAAAGATGACAGCGTGTACGATATCGGAAGTGGCAATCGTAAAAAATTACAAGCTGCCTTTAAAACTGGAAATGTTGATTTAATTACAAAAGAATTTTCAAAACGGTTTTTACGTCCGGGAAAACCTCATCTTAACAGAAGATTAAAATCCGCTCGTAAATTTTCACAACAGATAAGATAATGGACGGCTCTATTGATCTCAGACTGGTAATGACACTGGTCGGTATGCTAGTGTCTGTTGCTGGGGCCAGTGCAGTGGCTAAGATGCAGATTAAGGTTATCCTAGAAAAGTTAGATGACATGGAATCTAGGTTTCGCGTATTGGATTCCACCACTGACAAACAGGAAACCAGTATTGAAACATTGGAACAGCGAATGTCTGTCCTGTCCGGTATGATGTCTCCTGACAACCTCCGTAGGGATCATATGACATTGGCAGAGCTAATGGCAAATGTGAAGCAAATAAGAGAAGACGTAAACCATTTAGAAAAGATGCACAATACTGTCCATCCTCCTGTAAGTCAAACCAGAAAGGCCGACTAATGCCCGTGCCATTTGAACTTATAACGATGCTAGGCTCAGGGTTGATGTCAGGCATTATGACATTGTGGAGCCAAAGTCAGAAGGCAAAGCAAGCAGCGTTTGATCGTGCTATAACTGGATTAGCCGCCCGATCTAAAGCTACTGATCTGGCTAGGAAGTACGACAACAAAGGCTTCCAAGTAACGAGGCGCATCATAGCACTGTCAGCTGTCTTTGCCGTCATAGTATGGCCCAAAATTGTTCCTGTTTTGTTCCCAGATGTTCCCGTAGTTGTCGGGTATACACAGTGGAACCCAGGATTTTTATTCTTTACAGAAGGTTCTGAATCTGTTACTTGGCAGCATATGAAGGGCCTTGTTCTTACACCGTTGGACACACATTTATTATCAGCGATTATAGGTCTCTACTTTGGAGCATCTATGGTCAAGAATGCGAGGTAGTTATGTCAAGTTTGATATTGGGAGGTATGCTTGGTGGTGGAGGCGGTGTTTCAGTCGCTCCTGGACCCGCACAACCTGCGCCTCCAGCTTTTAGGGCAGCAACGGCACAGGCCCCTCAAATTCCCGGTGTGCAGGCCCAGCAAGCTCCTATTGTAAACACAGGTGCAAAACAGCAAGCTCCTCAAGTCGCGCAAGACCCCAAAGAGGACGAGAAGCGTAAACAAATGATTGAGATACTGATTAAGCAAGGGCTTGATCAAAGACAGATAGAGGCAAGACTGGCAGATTTAGCTGATCAAAAATTCTTCCAAAGCCCTGCCGAAAGGGTTGAGGAAACGCGCAAGGTTCCTCCCAGAGGTTTGCTGTCAGCTGGTGCAGGGGAGACTGAGGAGGAAGAAAAACAAGAGAAGCCACGGGGCATACTGGGGATATAAAAGAGTTGGGGCCTTGCTTCTCAGAATTTCTTCTCCACAAGACCCCCTATCGACCACTCAGAGCCGCCATGATTTAAGTCTGACATGGACTGGGCTTTTTTACAGTTTCGCTAACGGTCGCTAAGTCGCCAGCTATTCTGTTTCTTCGTCGCAGCGCCTCTGCGACTACCCGTCAGCTAACGGGGCAGCGTCAATTTAGTTTTATACGTTTAGGTTTCTTTTCATATGGTAGCTTACGTTCTAATTCAATCCTGAGCATACCATCTTTCAACGTACCTGCTTTGACAAATATATGTTCACCCAACAGGAACATCTTTTTAAAGGGCCTAGAAGCTACTCTATTAAATAGAACTTCCTTGCCCTCGTCTTTGTTTTCCAACCCCTCGGAAGATATGTGTAAGATGTCTTCCTTTACCTCTACAATTACGTCGTTTTCAGAAAAGCCCGCAACTGCCATTGTCACTTCAAAGCTGTCTTGTCCCGTCTTAACAACGCTATGGGGTGGGTAGTGGTCGCCTGACATAACGTCTTGGACCTTTAGAACATTGTCTAACAGACGCTCAAAACCTAGTGTAGCATTACTTGGAAACATAACTTTCTCCCTATGGCGAGATAATCGAGAAGCCCACAATTGGCACTTCTCATTACTAATTATACCACAGTTGTACAACATTGTCTACCGAAAAGGTGGACCATATGCCCAACCAGTAAGGCTGTACCTAGTGCCTTTAGTCACTGGCATGACCCTGTGGAAATAATAACTGGGGAAGACAATAAACTTCCCTTTGGTCTTCAAAGCTGGTTCCTCAATTATTCTTTTTTTGTATTTCCAGTTTGGCTGGCCCCAGCTGAATTGAAAGTCTCCCCCTTCATAGTCATCATTTAGAGAAGCGGTAAAGGTGAGTTTCCTCGTTTTATTACCAGGCATCATATCATAATGCCAACCATACTTCTCACCTTCAGTGTATTTACTAAGCTGTAAGTTCTCCATGCCTAAAAGATCAAACCACCATCCACATTGAAAGTTGGCTTTCTGTATCCAAGAAAACATTACCTTTTTAAAGTCTTCATTTTCAATGGGGAATATAGAGTTAGTTCTAACATTGTCTTTACCACCAAGAACTTTGGATTCTTGCTCGCCTATGTTACCGGACAGCTGCATTATTGCTTCGCAGAAATCAGGCGTTAAATCAGGCAGTACTTCCCCAGAGTAAAAGACCTCACCGTACATCGTCATACCCCACAGCTTCCACCGTGTCCGGTGATGTCGCAGATGTCATGGGTTTCGATTGACTCTTCAAAGACTTCCCCCAGCTTTCCCACAGCGTCGGAGTAGGGGACTGGGGTGAGGGGTTGTCCTCCCCGGCAACCATCAGGGTAAACAGTAAAGCCCCGCAACCTGTGAGCATAGTCTGCGAGAGTAGCAGCAAAATCACTGACAGTATCTTCATTGTTCTCTTTACTGCCCCACTGGGGAAGATTGATTGTACTGGATATAGACATATCAACATAGTCTTGTACATCCGCTTGGAATTTTATACGACGTTTGTAATCACCTGCCAAGTCTAGGGCCGACTCAATGTTTTCCGGGTCTGCCCCGTATAGATCAATCAGTTCTTGGGCGGCACTGTCCACAACGTACTGGTAGTGCCACTTAGTTCCATTCTTTAAATATCGGCGTTTATAGGCCACAGCAAATATAGGCTCAACGCCAGTAGAAGTACCAGCAAGGATACCAATACTCCCCGTTGGCGCAATAGCTCTGTTAGCAACAGGAACGGACACGCTAAGAGTGTTAGCGAAGCTAGAGCTAGTAGCATCAGACATGCTTTTATATACCCGCAACCAGCGGTGAAGTTCTGACGTAACTTCATAGCGACTACCTCGTTTGATTAACCATTCATGCATACCCATCAACCCAAGGCCAAGTCGTCGGTACTTCTGCCTGACCTCGTAGACCTTCTCATATGGCAACTCAGCTTTGACAGTACCGCACAACAAAAATTTGGTTGCCAAGGTTACAACCTTTTTGAAGTCCTCTAGGTTATCAATGCGTCCAAGGTTGCAGCTGCCAAGATTACATACGTCACTATCTTTGTCGCTGACGACTTCGGTGCAGGCGTTCCTGAGAGTTTCGTTTTCTTTGTCGAAGAAGTTGAAACTGAAGCCCGGTTCAGCTGTTCTAAGAGCCTGACGTACATTAGTCCTAAAGACATCTCCTATCTCTCCGGTGTCCCAGTAATTTAGCAACCACTCTGTGT